CAGGCGCTGGCAGTGGATCGGCAAGGGTCAGGCGGAACTGCATCCGCTGATCCGTGAGATCGCGCTGGAATGGCAAGCGCACGCAGTGGTGGTGGACGCCACCGGCGTGGGCGCGGGGCTGACCTCCTTTTTGGAGCGCTCGCTGCCCGGAAGGGTGTTCCCTTTCACCTTCAACAGCACGTCCAAATCGAAGCTGGGCTGGGACTTTTTGGCCATCGTGGATTCAGGACGCTGGCAGGAACCGGTCTGGCCGGACCTGCCCGGCAGCGAACAACTGCGTCATCAGAACGAATTTTTCGCGCAGCTGGCGGCCTGCCAGTTCGAGGTGAGCGACAGCGCCAGCCGCACGATGCGCTGGGGTGTGTCGCCAACGAGCCGCCGCCCCGAAAGCGGGGAGCCGCTGCACGACGACTGGATCAGTTCCGCGGCGCTGGCAGCCGTGCTGGAAAAGATGGACTGGAAACCCGCCGCGCCAGCACTCATCATCCCCGCCGCCGACCCGTTGGAGGAGATGGAGGGGAAGTTCTAGGCGGAAGGGATGGGTAATGAGGGATGANNTAGTGATTAGTGATTAGTGATTAGGAAAACCAGAATCGATAGCGCAAGATACCGATCTTTCTAATCACTAATTGACCAAGAACTGCTCTCGAAATGAAAGGAGTTACTACATGATCCACGGAATTGACGTGAGTCACCACCAGGATGAGATCAACTGGGAGATGGTGCGCAAGGCGGGGGTGCGCTTTGCCTTCATCAAAGCCAGCGAAGGAGAGGAATACGTCGACCCGATGTTCGACCTGAACATGCACGGTGCGGTGGAGGCAGGCGTACTGCCCGGCAGCTATCATTTCTTTCTGCCGCGATACGATCCGCTGGCACAGGCCAGGCATTACGCACGCACGCTGCAGGAGAATGCCGTGGACGCCCCCACCCTGCCGCCCTGCGTGGACCTGGAAACCCCGGGCCTGGGCAAGAGCGGCCTCAACCAGGCGCTGCGCATCTTCATGGAAGAGATCTTCACCCTGACCGGGCGCAAGTGCATCCTGTATGTATCACCCAGCTTCTGGAACTCCTACCTGCCGGTGCCCTTGCTTTCGGGCTTCCAACTACTGCGCTCGGGGGTGGACTGGGCGGTCGACTATCCGCTGTGGCTTGCGCATTACACCAGCGGCTGGCCTTATCAGATCTATCCGTGGGTGAGCTGGCGCTTCTGGCAATACACAAGCGCGGGCAAGATCGCCGGGGTAAACACCAAGGCTGATTTGGACTACTTCAACGGCAGCCTGGAAGACCTATTCAAACTGGCGGCGGCATGAAAGGGCAAAACAACCTGCTGGGCAGGCTCTTCAAACCCCTGATCGACCGACAGGTGCGCCAGGCGCTGGCTCTGGCCGAGACGGATGCCACCTTCACGGTGGGCAGCCGCCTGGGCGAAGCGCAGCAAGACCGACTGCCTTACGACCGCGAGGAAATTTTACGGCAGGCGCTGGAAGCCTGGCGGGTCAACCCGCTGGCCAGGCGCATTGTGGGGCTGACCTCGCAATACGTGGTGGGGGGCGGAGTCAACGCCACCAGCCCGAACCCCACGGCAGCAAATTTTTTGCGTGCCTTCTAGGAGCATCCGCTCAACCGCATGGGTGTACGCGTTTATGAATGGTGCGACGAACTGACGCGGAGCGGCAACCTGTTCTTGCTGCTGAGCACAGACGCGGCGGGCATGAGCTACGTGCGCGCCGTGCCCTCGGCGCAGGTGAAGCAGATCATCTCGCGCCCCAACGACTTGGACCAGGAGACCGCCTACGAGATGCAGCCCGACTGGAGCGGAAACAACCCGCTCACCTGGCCGGCCTACAACCCGCAGACGGACGCGCCTGGCGCAGAGGGCTCCTTCAAGACGGTGATGCTGCACTACGCCATCAACCGCCCGGTGGGCGCACAGTGGGGAGAATCCGACCTGGCGCCGGCGTTGCGCTGGCTGAGCCGCTACGCGGCCTGGCTGGAAGACCGCGCGCGTCTGAACCGTTTCAGGACGGCTTTCCTTTATATCGTGCACGCTAAATTCAGCAGTGAAGCCGAAAGACGGGCCAGGCAGTCGGCACTGAACGCGACCCCGCCTACGCCCGGTTCGATTTTGGTGACGGACGAGAACGAAACCTGGGAGGCGCTGCATCCGCGCCTGGAGTCGGAGGACGCCGGGCAGGACGGCCTGGCGCTGAAAAAGATGCTGGCCGCCGGGGCGGGCATCCCCATGCACTTTCTGGCCGAGCCGGAAGGCTCCACGCGCACCACAGCGGAAGCGGCGGGCGGTCCGACCTACCGCCACTTTGAACAACGCCAGCGCTTCTTTTTGTGGATGCTGGGTGATCTGCTGCGGGCCGTGCTGAACCGCCGCGCCGCGGTGGACGGTCGCGTCAGCCGGCACGCCGAGATCGAGATCAGCGGGGCGGATATTTCCGCGCGCGATAACGTGTCACTTTCCATGGCGGCCAGCAACATCAGCCAGGTGCTGCAAGACCTACGCGACCGCGGCCTGATCGACGACGCCGAGATGCTGCGCCTGGTCTACCGTTTTTGCGGCGAGAACCAGGACGTGGAAGAAATGCTCCAGCGCGGGAAGGCCGCCGGAGAGCGGGAACCAAGCCCCAGCCATGGCCGGCGCAGCACCCCCCAGCCAGTCAAAGTGGATCCCCTGAGCGGGGAGGAAAGAAAAGGAGGAACGGATGCCTGAACAAATGATCTCAAAACGCCAGCGCTTTACCAGCGGCGCGTTCGAAATGAAGGAGGACCTGATCGAGATCGTGGCCATCACCACGGGCACGGGCAACGGCTGGCAGTTTGACGCGGATGTGCTGCGCGAGTCATTGGCGCTGTGGGAGGGGGTGGAGTGTTTCGTAGATCACGCCTGGCCGCCGCGTTCGGTGCGCGACCTGGCCGGATCCTGTTCGCATGCGCGCTGGGATGAAGCACTGCAGGGCATCCGCTTGAGCGTGAGTCCCTGCGGTCCTTCGGCTCAGGTGCTGAGCGACCTGGCCGCCGCCCAAAAAGACGGGCGTGGAGGCGCGCGCGTGGGTTTCTCCGCCGACCTGGTCTTCAGCGCACTGGGGAGCAAGGTCACGCGCATTGAAAAAGTCTATTCCGTCGACCTGGTGGTCGCTCCCGCCCGCGGGGGTGGGTTTCTGCCACAGGCCGAATATCAATCCGAACCGATCCAAGAGGAGGTTTTTATGGAAGAAAAAGAGATACAACAAACAAGTCTGAGCGAGGAAAGGACGCCCGCGCTCCCGTCCCCGGCCCCCATCGACCCGCTCAGCGCCACCACGGAGGCACGCCAAAGCATGTGCGAGTGCCTGCTCGATGCCACCCTGGCCGCGGCACACCTGCCCGACGCACTCGAGACAAGCCTGCGCGGCCGTTTTAGCGGCCGCGTCTTTGAAGTGCAGGCTTTGCAGGCAGCCATCCGTGAAGCACGGCAACTGGTCAGCGACCTGAGCGGCGGCGCGGTGATCCAGGGCGCGGGACGCATCAGTGAAATGGCCTCCACGGAAGACCAGCTCAGCGCCGCCCTGCACGACCTGTTGGGCGCGGTACGCCCGCAAGGGATGGAAAAACTGCAGGCCGCGCGCCTGAGCGGCATCCGCGAGCTTTATACCTTGATGACCGGCGACACGGAATTCTCGGGCGGCTACCACGCCGAGCGGGCGCAATTCTCCACCACGGCCAACCTGCCCGCCCTGCTCAAGAACGCCATGAACAAGCTCATCGTCAGCCAGTGGGAGGAACTCGGCCGCTCGGGCTACCGCTGGTGGGAACCGCTGGTGGCGGTGGAACACTTCAACAGCCTGCAGGAGATCACCGGTGTGCTGGTGGGCGAGGTGACCGTGCTGCCCGCGGTGGCGGAAGGCGCGCCTTACACCGAGCTGGCGGTCAAAGACAGCGAAGAAGCCGGCGCGTGGGGCAAGTACGGCGGCTACGTGGGTTTAACGCTGGAAATGTTTGAGCGCGACGAGACCCATAAGCTGCGCCAGTATCCGCGCAAGCTGGCCTCGGCAGCCCTGCGGCGCATCTCCGCGCTGGTGGGGGCCATCTTCACCGAAAACAGCGGCATCGGGCCGGAAATGTCGGATACCTACAAGGTCTTCGACGCCGCCCACCACGGTAACCTGGGTACGGCGGCACTTTCATCCGCCGCCTGGGAGGCAGCCGGCAAGGCCATCTATAACCAACCTTTGGCGGTGGCCAGCGGCGGCAGCGCCCCCAAGCAGGCGCTGGACGCCAAGTATCTAATCGTGCCGCGCGACCTGCGCCTGAGCGCCATGAACTTGCTCTATCCCTCTTTCGCGCATGAGAGCAACATCTTCAGCGAGAACATGCAGAAGGGGCAGATG